AGTATGGGAGTCTAGCAGATATCCCGAAGTGTATCTTAAAGCGATTAAGGAAGCCAAGATAGACTTAGTGCTAACGGCTACAAAGTTTACTCAATGGGTACTTTCAAGAGACGGTATAAAATCTGAGGTATGGTGGCATGGTATAGACGACAGGTGGCAATACAAACCAAGACGGGATGATGGGGTGTTTACTTTCTTACATTACAATGCCTACGAATGGAGAAAAGGATGGGAAATCGTGCTTGGGGCTTTCTTAGAGGAGTTTAACGGGTCTGAACCAGTAAAACTAATTCTTAAAGCAAGAGAAAGAGACAATGCTGATTACTTGTTTCCTGTAAACAATCCCAACGGGGTTTTACCATTTAGTAATGTAGAAGAGGTGCTAGGACATATATCAGACGAAGCAATGGTAGAATTATTAGAAAGAGCAGACTGTGGAGTGTTTCCCGTAAGAGGCGAAGGTTGGTTTTTGCCAAGTATGGAATGCGTTGCTCAGGGTATTCCAGTCATAATGTCCAAAGCAATGGCAATGGAAGAACAATGGGGAGTGGGATATTTTGATTGTGGTATTGATGGATATATAAATGCTTCACCGAGATATCCTGGATACATGATAATGCCAAGTTTAGAAGGAGTTAAGAAACAAATGAGGTATGTTTACGAGCATGAGAAGGAAGTTAGAGTATTGGCTAAAAAAGGAAGCGAAGAGGTGTATAATAAGTTTAATTGGACTAAGATAATTGGAGAGTTGGAAAATTATATAAATTTAGTAGTTACTTAATATGTTTATAGTCAATCAAGAAGGTAGAATAGTAGATCTACCAGCAAGGCTAGAGGAATCTGGCTTTAGACAAGCCAAAGAAGTGTTGTCTATTTCAAGTGAACTAATGAATGGAATAACAACGGGGATTCTTATGACTGATACGGAGACTCAAAGACTTAGAAGTGAGATACTCCGAAAGTTTCCTAATGTAGTTACTGATGAGGAGTATTTAGCACAACATCCTGTGCAGACTCCAATACAAAGTCCAAAGCCACCAATAAGCATGGCTGAGATTAAGAGAGCAAGTGGTTTAACAAAGACTCTTGACAAGATAGTAGAAAAGAGTGTTGAAACTAAGGAAGTGATAAAACCAGAAATGACAAAAGAGCAAATAATTGGAGTTGCTACCCAAGAAGGTGTAAAATTAAGTGACACCGAAAAGAAGTTCGCTAAGACTAAATTGATTGGTCTAATTAATGAAAGACAGGCAAGGTAGAGAACAAAAAGCCTATTTAGTGCAGGATAAAAAGACTGGTAAAACCTATATGACTTATGAATCTTATGCTAAGAAGCTAGAGAAGATGGGTACTAAGAGAATTATAGCAGAGGAGGGTACTAAGAAATTTGAAGAGGGAAAAGTTACTAAATTAGACAAATAAATTAATAACTTAAAACAATGGCTGCTGATATATACAAAATGTTTAGACAGTTTATAGGGGACACCACAGGAGATTATGACGGAGATTACTTTCTACCAGACTTGGAATCTCTCGCTTTCCTAGACTTAGGGATTGACAAGGCAAGTGAAGTTCTAAATAACATTGTCGTTGAAGATGTAACTATTACTGCTACTGATATAACAGCAGGATATAAGGATTTAAGTTACGATATTGTTACGATTCTTGATACTGAATTAGGGTTAGATTATGAGAATATATACTGGCAAACTGATGGAGGTAAAAGGATTTTATTCTTAGATACAGACTTCATAACAGCAGGGACTTACGAGTTTAGATATAAAGCCAGATACAACAAGTTTAACGGGGTTGTTAAGGAAAATGAAGACTTGAATCATCCTGCGAATGCTAATTTAGGAATAGTCTTTTGGGCTTTAGCAGAGTATCAGGTAACAAAAGGAATAATCAATGCTGATAATAGTGCCAATTTAGTGGTAAGCAAGAGTGAAGAAGGTATGTCGGTTAGTTATGGTAGTGGAACTTCTCTAAAGTTGAGTAGTCCTACTGAGTTGAAGTTAAGAGCAATGGAGATATTTAACATGGTAAGTAACAAAGGAAATATAAATTTTAGTGTGTCAGTATAATGAGTTTATACAAAGAACATGAAGCGTTAGCAAGTGTATATCACATAGACGATAGTGATTCTACGAAGACTTCCTCGTACCCCACAACAGCAGATTTCACAATTAACATGCACATTATCAGAAGAGGCGAGGATACTATTGCTATTCTAGGACAGGAAGCAGGAGAGTATGTTGCGAATGTAGATGGAAGATATACCAATGCAAGTGCTTTTAAGAAATCAGACAAGGTTGTATGGAATGGTGGTACATACATAGTTACCAATACGCCGAAGTTTAATCAGTTGTTTAATGCTTATCATTTAATTTTAAGGAGACAGATCTAATGGCTTTTACTATGAATCTTAACATGAAAGAAGTAACAGACTGGGTAAGAAATCAGCCAGAAAGAGACAGAGCCAAGAAACAATCAATGATAATCATTAAGAATGAACTTGTTAAAGAAGTCATACAAGAAATGTCAGAGCATAGAACAACAGGAGAATTAGAGGGTAGTGTAATGGGAGTAGCAACAGACAACAAGGTGGAGATTAGAAGTAATAGTTATGGCGATATTGTTTTGGAGTATGGAAGAAAGCCTGGAAGGTTTCCTCCAGTAGAACCTCTTGAAAGATGGGCTATGCTACATGGTATGGATAAGGGGACTGGATACTTAATAGCTAGAAAGATAGCACAAAGGGGAACTGAGAAGTATAGGAGGGGTGGTGAAAAACAAATTACTAAGATAGAAGAAAGGCTTAACAAAGACTTAATGCCAGAGAGGATAAAATATTTACTTGACGCTTACACAAAATGAACATAACAACAGTAATGAGTAATCTTAAAACTTATTTTACCAACATGTCGTGGACATCCACTGATGGTACTGGTACAACGAAGTTTAAGGGGGTTTACACATATCCTAACTGGCTTCAAGATGATGGGTATCCTTTTGTAGTTATATTAGATGATTCAGGTGAAGGAAATAGTGCTACTAATAGGACTTTAGAGTTCAATACGAATATATCTGTAAGTATATGTGTCAATTATGGTACAATAGATAAACAAACCGAAGGAGAAAAAGTTGAGGAAGCAATGCTTAGGTTAAGGGAAGCATGGGATTATGTTAAAACTGATTTGTTTGACTTGTCTACATTAACAACTCTTGGTGTAGACTGGACATACAGTCCCAGTTATGTGGACGACTTTGATGAAAACTTGAATCTTTACAAGAGGACAATAACATTAATTTTTAAGGAAGTAATTAACCGTGACTAGAACATCAAAACAAAAGACAGATAAATCTGAGGTTAAAGCCTTTGTACCAAGTGTGGGAAAAGTCTTAACTGAGGAAGAAATAATTAAATTAAATAACTTAAAGTAATGGCAAACGAACATATAGGAGCAAGACAAGAGATTGCTTTCAAAGTGGAGACAACTAGAGGTACTAAGGTAGATCCAAGTACAGGCGAGTGGTATCCACACACAGGGCAGGGATTCATTCCTGTAACTGAGTTGGTTACTGATAACTCTGGACTTGGGAGAATAGAAGGAGTTAATACCGAGGATGTTGCAAAAGAATATTCTCAAGGTACAGTTACAATGAGACTGTATGATAGCTTCTTAACACCTCTTAATAGAATGATATTTGGACAGGCAGATACTGCTGGTACTTATACCATAGCTAACACGAACATTCATAATACTTACACGATAGCAACAGCCGATCCAGTTGAAGGAGATAATACTTATGCGTTGGGTATGTTAAACACTTGTACAATTTCTTGTAATACTGATGACTATGTAAATCTTTCAATGGAGTTTATAGCCAAGAAAGAAACAGCAGCAACACTAACGCCTTCTTACTCAACCACAGCAAAGCTATTTACTCCTGACAATGTAACATTTGGATATGCTACAAACTACGCAGGTTTGTCTAGTCCAACAGCAATGAAGGTTAAGAACTTCCAGTTGAACATTGAAAAGAACGCAGTAATTGACTGGGCTTTGGGAAGTACAGAACCAGACGATATTCAAAACGGAAGACTAAGTATAACAGGAGAGATAACAGCTACATTTGATGCTACAACTTACAAAGACTTCGCAGCAGCAGATACAGCAAAAGCAATGCAGATTACTATGAACAACGGTGTTAAGTCATGGGTATTGAAGTTCCCAAGTGTATTGTTCCAGAATTGGAATAGAAGCACAGACTTGGATGGAATAGTAACACAGACATTTGGATTTACAGCAAACTATGCAGATGAAACAAACGGAGTAATGATTGGTGTATTGACTACACTTTAAGTTTAGTAAGTAAATGAAATGGAGATAAAAGGTAGAGAGTGTAAAGAAGTCAAGATAGGGAAAAATGTTTTTTGGATATTAGATGGATATAAGGGTGGAGATGTAAGAAAAATATTAAGTTTCGTGGTAGATGACACAACACTTAATATGAAAAACTTGGTGGCAAATATGCCAGGAATACTTGGAGTCGTATGTATGAGGGTAAATGAGGACATAGAGCCGACATCTGCTTTCGTAGATAATCTCTCGGTGAATGACTATTTAGAACTCCAGGGAATAATAACCGAGGAAGTAACAAACCTTTTTATTCAAGAACAACCGAAGCAGTAGAACTTCGGATAAGAGATACTGTTCTTTACAATGCCTCTAAGATACCATTTGAATTGACGGTAGAGAGGTTATGCCAAAAGTATCACAAACTTCCTTCCGAGGTACTCAGGGAGGACTGGGAATGGATAAAGATATTAGTGGCAATCCAGAATATTGATGGGGAGAAGATTAGTAAAGAGTCTAAAATGAAACAACTTAAACAGAACAATGGCAGACAGTAAGAAAACAGTAATAGTAGAGGTTGACTTAAAAGATTATGCTTCCTCGAAGATTAAACAAATAGGTAAGGGGATAAACGACTTTGGAAGTGGAGTGTCAAAATACCTCAAACCAGTTGCGGCGGCTTTTGCGGCAGTTACAGCTGCGGTAATTGGAACTGGGGTAGCACTTCAGAAGATGTCAATCAGAGAGGGACAAATAGAGGGATTATCAAAGGGTTTTGTCAGAAGTTTTGGAAACATGGAGAAGTCTCTCGGCACTCTTAGAAAAGCTTCCTCTGGAATGGTTAGCGATTTTGACTTGATGCAAACTGCAAACAGAGCAGCACTTCTTGGAGTAACAAACGATGTAGACAAACTCTCACAGTTAATGATAACCGCAAGGTTAAGAGGTAGGGAAATGGGAC